TGTTGAGGTTGAAATAGTAAGCGGCTCGGAAGATACGTGCTACGATATTTGCGACACGGGCGACCTACCATTGCCGCCCGACTTTTTGCCGTGTAACCCTTGCTTAACCGAGGTTGCTGTGGATGGCGTTACAATAGTCGGAAATGGTACACCCTCCGACCCGTTAATCGCAGTTGGTGGCGGTGGGGGCGGTAGCTTAACCGTGCGCGATGAAGGCACTGTTGTGGCTTCAGGTGTTGTAAATATGAACTTTCGCGGCGGTGCTGTGAATGCGAATAGCAGCACGCCCGGCTCTGTTAATATCGATGTTCAAGAAGTACAATTGACGGAAGGCACTGGCATAGATATAACTGGTACATATCCGAGCTTCACAATTGCCAATACGCTGCCCGACCAGACGGTAGTGCTTACTGAAGGTGCTGGCATTGATATAACTGGAACGTATCCAAACTTCACAATTGCTGCGACAGGCGGAACAGGAACGGTTACATCCGTAACAGCCACAGCCCCAATTTCCTCAAGTGGTGGGGCAACTCCCGACATAAGCATCACACAAGCAGATACCACAACAGATGGCTACCTCAGCTCGGCTGATTGGAACACCTTTGACGGCAAATTCGATACACCAACGGGAACGAGCTCGGAGTATATCGATGGCACGGGTGCACTTCAGACCTTCCCAACGCTTACAAACGGCACGGTAACATCGGTTTCAGCAACAGTACCAAACCCGACAAACCCTGCATTCAGCGTTAACGTTAATGACCCAACCACTACGCCAAGCATTGACATAACTGCCAACGGAGTAGTGAGCCAGTACGTGCGTGGCGATGGTTCTTTAGCTAACTTCCCTTTGGGCGGTGGCGGTGGCGCATCGGTTAACTATTACCTCAACGGCTCGATAAGTCAGGGCACGATTGGAGGCAATGCTTATTTTCAAATGAGCCGCACTCCAGTGCTCGGAGGTGGCACGAACTTTACACGCACAAACGCGCAAGGCAATGGATACATCGCGCAATTTATAACCGATGCAGGCGACCCAAACCTTTTGGCAATCCCTTCAGGCAATTGGAACTTCGAGACCTACTTTAACGCTTCGAGTGGCGGCGGCAATCCGAGCTTTTACATGGAGCTTTACAAGTACGATGGCGCAACCTTTACGCTCATATCTTCAGGCTCTACAAACCCCGAAGCGATTACAGGCGGCACGGTAGTCGATTTGTATGTAAGTGCGCTTGCAGTACCTTCCACAACTTTGCTTGCAACTGATAGGCTTGCAGTACGCATTTTCGTAACTACTTCGGGGCGAAACATTACGCTGCACACTGAGGACAACAACCTCTGCCAAGTAATCACAACTTTCACCACAGGGCTTAACGCATTGAACGGCTTGACTGCCCAAGTGCAAAACTTCGCAACGGGTACAAGTGGCACGGATTTCGGCATAAGCTCGGCAAGCAGCACGCATACATTCAATCTACCAACTGCCAGCGCAAGCAACAGAGGTGCATTAAGCTCGACCGATTGGACTACATTCAATGGCAAGTTCAACACACCAAGCGGTACGACAGCGCAATATGTGAGAGGCGATGGTTCTCTTGCAACCTTTCCAACTGTGCCGCTGATTTACAAAGACGTAAACAACCAAACGGCAGTAACAGGAAATACCAATAATAACAAAGTTGTTTCTGTGCTAATCCCTGCCAACACGATAACAGTTGGAAACATTATCGAATTCAAGGCAAGGTTAGGGAAGACGGGAGGGGCTGGCATTTCAACGCTGCGAGTATATGCCAACACAGCCGATTCAATTGTAAGCCCTGCACCAACGTTGTTACTTACAACTGCTTTGGGTTCAATTGGACAAACCTATATGGGTATTGACAGAACCGCCATAGTAAAAACAGCAACCAATACGCAAACAGCACAAGCCAACGCATCGATTCCAATTGATGCAGCGATAGGTATTGCATCGCTAACCAATTCAAACATCGATTGGACGGTAAACCAGTATTTAATTTTCGCAATTCAGAACGGCGCAAACGGGGATTCGACTGTTCTATCATACTATCAAATTGAAATCAAATGACAAACGTAAACATCACATCCACAAATATCGAGTTCACCTCAACGGGCTTGCCGTGGCTTAATCTAATCGAGCCAAAATGGGAGGCTGTGGATGAAACATCCTTTCACGTAATAACTGAGCAAGGTGTGTACTGCATCACAGTAATAGAACACAAACTAAATGCGCAAAAGTTTAAGAGTTCACAAGAGGCATTAAAGTATCTGAATAATTTGTAAATTTACCAAACTAAAAACAACCCTTATGGCAGGCGTTAAAGTAACCGATTTACCAGCATTAGGAACGGCAGCACCAGACGATATATTATACATCGTAGATACAACCGCTGACCAATCAAGAAAGATTGAGGTGGGTAATGTGGTAAACCTACAAACAGCTCACGACAATGGCAGCATAATAAATACAATTGATGTTATTGCAGATGGCACATCTAAAAATGTGGGTTTAGGTTTTGGTGCATTAAGCGGAAATACTGGAAATGACCAAATCGGAATTGGTTCACGCGCTGGGCAAAACTCAAGCGGCTCCACTGGCGTTTATTTAGGCGCTCAATGCGCTGATGGTAATACTGGAGACAATGTGTTTGCATTTGGTGATAGTGCGTGTTCTGGAAATAGTGGCAGTAATGTTATAGCAATCGGTGGTGGAACTTGTGATGCTAATTTAAGCGACTATGTTATAGCGATTGGCGAACAAGCATTATCGCAAAATCAAGGGGCTAATTCAATTGGCATCGGAAAGTTTGCAGGCGAAAGCAATGTAGGCAGTACAATTGTAGCAATTGGTGATGAAGCAGGCGATACCAATACTGGCGACTTCATTGTCGCAATAGGCAATGATGCGGCAAAAAATAATAACGGTGATAATGTTGTAGCAATAGGCGGCGGTGCTGCACTTGGCAATACATTAGCTGGGATGTTTGTTGTGGGCTCGGCAAATATGCCGTCTTACGCTAACCCAGCAGCAGCAGTAGCAGCAATAACGGTGGGGCTTGGAGCAACGGCTGGCTGCTATTATTTATACCATAACCAAGCGGATGGCACAATCCGTGCAATCATACCATAATGCGCAGCACCTCGCTTCTCGGTCTGAATCTGATTAAGAAGTATGAGGGCTTGCGCCTTAGCTCCTACCTTTGTCCTGCTGGCGTGCCAACAATTGGCTACGGCTCGACACGCTACCCGAACGGCAAGAAGATTCTGCTTGGCGAAAAGCTCGCAAGCGAAAAGGAAGCAACGCAATTGCTACTTGCTACCCTTGAGCCATTCGAAGCGGCGGTAAATAAGCACCTACCGAATATCAATCAATGCCAGTTCGATGCTTTGGTATGCTTTGCCTACAATGTAGGCACGGGTGCATTAATCAAATCCACCCTGCTAAAAAAAGCCAAAGCCAACAATGCCGACCCTTCGATACTTGATGAGTTCCTTAGATGGAACAAGGCAGGCGGCAAGGTGCTTGCAGGGCTAACCAATCGTAGACGCGAAGAGGCGAATTTGTATTTCTCACTTTGTAAACTTTAGGGTTCAATTGCCCAAACACTGGCAATGCTTTCGCGTATTTTAACCTATGCGAAAACGTGCTACCAAACCAAGGCGAATCATTGACATCATTGTTAAGCATTGGCGTAGCACTATCGGAAGCCTTATGATATTAGTTTCAATATTTTTGCTAATCTTTAAAGTGATATCAACCGAAACCCTTGCGGCAATTGTGGCAACGCTAATCGCAGCAGGGTACATTCCAAAAGCCAAAGACGATGCAGCAAGTTCGTAGAGATACCGTAAAGATTGCACGCCATAACAAGGTGAATGTCGACACCATGAGCTGGGAGGTTGCAAATGCCGACACAAGCTTTCAGCAAGCTAATCGTAAAAGCTTCGAGTTCGTCATGGCACAGCCAAAGCCAGTGCGTGAACTTACCGCATTCGATACCATTCAGCCCTGCGATTTGTCACTATACCCACAGCCCACAGCCTATACTTTCAAACCTCAGCCTGTAAGAAACACGCAAGAATTGGATTCGCCTATGAACTACGATATACTCCTGAATGGTGTTGTGTTTAGCTTTGCCCTGTGGATGAGTGCGAAATACTTGATGGGTTGCGGTGCTGCCTGGATCAATTTATTTAACGATCTAAGAAGCGAGCTAAGGGCTTAAATCTTATCTTTGCTTTATGGCATCACTGCACATCCTTGAGGCGAGCATCGACCTCTTCTATGTGATTACCGACAGGGATGGAAACATTGTCACATCAAACGATTTGTTTCGCGAATACGTAAGTCATATCAAGCCAGGCAATATTTTGGACATTGCAGCCAATGACAGCGATCGCGATGAAATGCTTGGAGCAATTAGGAAAGCACAGAGCAAGGCACCGGATCCGATAAGAGTCTATTCCAAGACACGCCAGAAGATGTCATCTGAGCGGTACAATATGTGGAATGTTTACTCAATCATGAACAGCGTTCACATAATTGGCATTCAGTTGGTCGATGTGACTTCGATAAGCTCGCATGAACATGAGCGGCAGAAGATCCTTCTGGAAGAGTTTCGCTTCATGTTGAGCCACGAGCTTCGCCAGCCATTGACTTCAATTGGTGGCTTGGTGCAGATGATCATGGAGCACAAAGAAATCACAGAGGAAGAGCGCAAAGGAATTATGGAGATGATAGCAGACAGCGTGCAGAAGCTTGACGAAGTGATCAGGCTTCTGGTAAAGAAAGCAACGAGACAGCTATGAATGAAGCAAACACCTACTTACCAAGCACTGATGATGAATGTGACGAGCGGCTGGTGAAGGTGCTTGCGATTTACATCTTAGAAAGGGCCATGCCGCTGAAAGTTGCGAGCCAGATACTGCTTTCAAACTTGCGAAACAAGGACCTTTACATGGTGCGATTTAACGAAGTTATGCAATTTGTAAGCAATGGAACAACCTAACTTAAGCAGGCTTTATTTGGTGACAATTACGGTTGTCCTTGCCTTGATGATGATCAGGACTTGCGGAAGATTGGCCTCAACAGAGGTTGAACTGGAGCGGCTTGACAATGCCAATGACGAATACACCATGCGAATTGCTCAAGACTCGGCCAAGATTTACAGCCAGTCGCAGACCATTGTGAGCAGCGAGCGCAAGTATGCAGAGCTTGAGAAGATCAACGCAGCACTTGGAATTAAAGCAAGCCAAGCCGTACAATATAGGACCAAGACAGTGATACAAACCGAGTTTGAACTTGGTGACACGGTGTACATCGATAGCTTTCCGCACTTGCGCCTGCCAAGATCATTCGGGCGTGAAGGTAAATGGCTATCCATAGGCGGCACGATAAACCGCGTAGGAAGGCTTCAGATTGACTCAATGATAATTCCGGTAGCTTATACCGTTGCCATCGGAGATACGCTGCGTGAGGGCTCTATTTTGCGAAAGCGTGACAAGGTTGTCCGCATTGCAGTTGACAACCCTTATGTTAGCGTGACTGGCATCAACAATGTGGTGATTCGCCAGGATAAAAAGTGGTATCAAACCGATGCGGCCAAGATTGGGCTCGGGGCGTTTATTGGTTTCGGCCTGACACGCATAAAATAATTGCGTTGATTTTCAGGCACTTGCGTTTTTTTACGCTGGTGGTTTATTGTTTTCTTTGTTTTTCGCTTGCGAATTCAAAAAAGGGGTGTACATTTGCCTCAACAAAACAACGAAACAAAACATGAAAACACCACTATCAACAGCAACGACCTTCAAGAATTGGAAGGGCACTGAATTTTTCCACTACAATCACTTAACCGGCACGCTGGTAATGATTGTAAACGATGGCCCAATCAAGGGGCTTTACACTCGCTGCGATTCGCAAGCTGCAAATCTTTCACGCCAGTACCACCGCTCAATGGAGCACGGCACAGCACCCGAGAAGCGCATCTATGATCCTTGCGACATGGAAGAATTTCACAACAACTTTGCAATTGTAACTGAGCAATTGCACTACCAAGCAACAGACGCATTAATCACTAATCTTTAATTCTTAATCTTTTAAACATGAAAGCACCAGTAAACAGTTCAACAGGCGGCACACGCCAAATCGCTCCTGAAGGGGCTTATCCAGCAGTCCTAATCCAAATCATTGACAAGGGCACAACCCTCGATGAAAAGTGGGGCAGCAAAAAACGCAAGGTTCAATTCGTATTTGAACTACCAACAGAAACCGCAATCTTCAAGGAAGAGAATGGCGAGCAGCCTTTCATCGTGAAGACAATCTTCAACCTAAACATGGGCGAGAAGTCATCGATGCGCAAGTTCATCGAATCATGGGCAGGCAAGAAGATGACAGACAAGCAAGCTGGCGACTTCGAGATTTTCACACTACTTGGCAAAAGTGCATTGGTTAACATTGCACACAACGGCAAAGAAGATAAGACCTATGCGAACATCATGAGCGTGTCTCCAATGCCGAAAGGCATGCAATGCCCTCCAGCCTACAATGAGCTCCTTGCTTATGATTCAACTGAGCACGATGGCGAAGTATTCGGCAAGCTGCCAGAGTTCATCCAAGAAGACATTCGCAAGAGCGATGAGTGGATTGCTCGCGTAAGCAAGCCTGCAAAGGTTGCCGCTCCGGTGTACCAATCATCTGCAAGCGATGCTTTGGATGTTGATCTTGATGCATTATTCTCAAACGACTCAACCCCTTTCTAACATAAACCAAAAAGCCGAGCCCCACTTCAAAAAGGCTCGGCTTTTACTATGCATACACACATGAACAGCATTGCAAAGATACAAATTCCAATTCAGAATCTATACGCTGCGATTAATTCGCCAAAGGTTCTGCAAGCTCATGCACTCATTGACACCATGAGCATCGATGGTGATTGCTTCAGCGTTAGCAACGTGAGCGATTACAACAACACAAGCCAAGCAATCAAAGAAGCAAACGATGCCATCAAGGCCATCGAGGAAGCTCGCAAGATTGTCACCATCCCGATTGACCAGTACAAGAAGCAGCTCATGAATATCGAGCAAGAAGCAACTGAACCGCTCAGAGCCTTCATCGCATCGGCCAAGTCCAAGATGCTGGAGTACACAAACGAACTGGACCGCAAGCACGAAGAAGATCAGAAGCGCATAAAAGAGCAAGCTAAGTCGATGGCTGCCTTAACCGATGAGCTCGCTGAGGTTAGCATCCAGCACAGCCACATCAAAGGCATTCGCTCAATCCGCAAGGCTCGCATCAATGGCGAGGTAGATTGGGTGACAGTGCTTGGCGTGCTGTTCTCATCAGGGAATCTGAAGCAACAAACCTTGCTTACTGGCCTGCCAAAAGCAATGCAAGAGCTCGGCGTGGAGCAGATCGCCGGCATTGAGATTTATGAAGAAAAAATTCAAACAATAATACGATGAAGCACAACCCTACCAAGCAGGTGCGCGCAATACTTGAGCGCGTGCCTGCAACACGCAAGAGCGATGCAAGGCTAATCGCTTACGTTTGGGCCGACACAATCGGCTATGACAAACTCAATGAAACAACTGCAAAGGAAGTGCTCGACATGATGAGCGAGGGCAAGCTTCCAGCTGCCGAAAGCATCCGCAGAGCACGCCAAAGAGCACAACAGTCTAACCCAAATTTGAAGTAACACCATGAAAACACCAGTGCAACAATTAATAACCGAGCTCAGAGAATTGCATCCCGAATTCTTTGACGTGCATACGGATAAGGGCAGGCAATTCCTAAACAACTTTCACAAGTACATTGCGATCGAAAAAGAATTGATAGTGCAGACCTACAACGAAGGTGCACTCGATGGCTTGCAGTTAGGGGAGGAGTTTTACAAAATCACATTTAAGCCATTAGATTATGACACGCGATGAATACATCACATATCCAGCCGTAAGTGCAAGCCGCATCAAGCGGTTCTACACTGGAGACATTAGCTATGCAAAGGCATCGCTGAACTATGGCAAGGACTTTCACTATTCGCTCCTTGAGTGCGAATACGAAACAATGGGCACGCCAGTGCGCAACACCTATGATGCAATTCATCAGGTGGAACTGCTTGGCGAGCTCTTCGACAAAAGCGAAAAGGAGCGCATCGTGGTGAGCGAGCTCACAATTGGCGATAAGACCGTGCTCGCAAAGGGTGCGATGGACATCTGCTGGGATGAGATGAAGATCATCGCTGATGTGAAGACCACAACAGCAAAGAACCTGCAAGCCTTCGCAGATGACATGATCAAGCACTTCAACCATGTGCAAGCTGTGTGGTATTCCATGCTGATGGGTTGGGATCCTAAAGACTTCTACTACATCGGCGTGCCTCCCAAGGTCAAAAAGTCTGGGCAGTTCACGGATCTCTATCTCTACCGGCACAACCAGCAAGAGCTCGACCATGCTTACGAGCTCATCGCTGGATTCCTAAATCAATTCGATGGCAATTATGGCAAGTAAATTCTCACAGCTCCAGCTCGACTTCATTGCTGAATACTACCCCAAGACCAAGACTTCAGAAATCGCCAAGATCATTGGCGTGTCTGAGTCGTCAATCTACAACATTGCATTCAAGTATGGATTCAAGAAGTCACCTGAATACCTCAGAGAAGTGCATGGCACAAGGGTCAAGGAAGTTGGCATGAAGTACCGATTCACCAAAGGCCAACAGCCTTGGAACAAAGGCATCAAAGGAAAGAACAACGCACCAGAGCACACGCTATTCAAGAAGGGCCATGTGCCTGTCAACTACAAGCCAATTGGCTGGACACGCATTGATGTCGAAGGCTATCACTGGACCAAGGTTGAAGAAGGGCTCAACGGCTGGGTGCTGACTCATCGTCTTGCCTGGGAGATGGAGCATGGCCCAATCCCGAAAGGCGCAATCATCCGCTTCAAAGATGGCAACAAGCTCAACTTTGACATCGAGAATCTATTCATCATCGACACAAAGCAGAACATGGAATTGAACACCATCCACCGCTATCCTGAAGAGATGCAATCCACAATGAAGACAATTTCAAAACTTAAAAAAATAATCAAGAATCATGGCAAGGAACAAAATTGAACACCTAAGGGATCACCTCTTCGAAGTAATCGAAATGCTCAAGGATGGTGACATGGAAATCGACAAGGCGAAGGCCATCACTGATGTGGCCCAGACCATAATAAACTCAGCAAAGGTTGAGGTTGACTTCATCAAGACCGTGCATGGCAACGGCTCGGACTTTATACCAATGGATAAAAGACTTGAGGCATGACCCTTCGCCCCTACCAGGAACGATTCATCAACAACATCGCTGCGAGTCTGCGCACTCACCGCAAGGTGGTTGCGCAGCTCGCAACTGGTGGCGGCAAAACCGTGTGCTTTTCTGCGATTTGCGACCGCTTCACAGCACGCAACAGCAAGGACATCCTAATCCTTGTGCATCGCGAAGAACTGCTCGCACAGGCCACGAAAGCCATCAAGCTACGCACACAAGCCGTGACCGCCGGCATCAAGTCGATTCCGCATGCTCGCGTTTATGTGGCAATGGTTGAGACGGCATACAAGCGGCTCGACAAGTTCACCAACATCGGGCTGGTCATTGTCGATGAATGCCACATCGGCAACTTCACAAAGGTAATCGAGCACTTCACGGACAGCTACATCATCGGCTTCACAGCAACGCCATTGGCAGCTCGCAAGACCAATCCCTTGAAGAACTACTTCGATGACATCGTGTGCGGCATCGACATCCCTGACCTCATCGAACAAGGCTACCTTTGCCAAGAACTTACCTACTCAGCAAAGTCAATTGTGGACCGAGCAAGGCTGAAGATGAAAGCTGGCGACTTCGATACGGCACAGATGGCAGCGGCCTACAAGAATCCAAAGTACATCGACACAACAATCAATGCCTACAAGAAGCACTCACTCGGCCAAAAAACAATTATCTTTAATTGCAATGTTGAGCACTCGATGGCAGTCAATGCCGCATTCCAAGCAGCAGGCTTCAACTCTCGACATCTCGATGCTGACTCGCCTGATCGGGCTGAGGTGCTCGAATGGTTCGCCAACACACCCGATGCAATCCTCAACAACATCGGAATCGCAACAACAGGATTCGACCAGCCCGACATCGAGACCGTAATCGTAAACAAGGCCACAGCATCAATGCCTCTTTGGCTTCAGATGTGCGGACGTGGAGCAAGGCCGCATCCGGTGAAGCTCGCATTCACCATCATCGATCTTGGTGGCAACTGCGAAACACATGGACTCTGGTCATCACCTCGCAATTGGGAGCGAATCTTCCACAATCCAAAAAAGCCAGGCGAAGGAGTTGCTCCGGTTAAGTCATGCCCTGAATGCGAAGCAAGGCATCACACAGCAAAGAAGGTTTGCGATGCAATTCCAACAGGGGAATTATTCCCTTGCGGATATATCTTCCCACCAATCGTGGTTAAAGATGAAGGCATTGATGAATTCATCCAAATAGGTCGCAGGATTGATGTAAAAAAACTCATTGAAGCACACGCTCATAATCAGCAGTACCGGTCTCTTTATGTGCTGGTTGAGAAAGTATTCACCTCAGCATTGGGAGTGCTCAAAGAAATTAATGAATCACACATGCCCATAATTCAGAAAAAAATTCATGAACTTGCAAGGCTCTGGTGCCACGAGCACAATAAACGATTCGATGCTTGGCACAGGGACCTCATAGACAATAAACTTAAAACACTTCTAAATGATCATCTCACAGTACGACAGCATCTACAACACCAAGGACACTGACATCGAGCTCGCAGCCTTCATCGAAGGCGTGCGCACCGGAAAGTGGCAAGACATCGTCCTCCAAGTCAGAGCAACAGCCGACAAGGACGAACGCGATAAAAAGAAAAAATCAGCTCCACTGGTAACAGTCAGCGGATCATTCTCGGCCCGAAAGGATGAAGCCATTCGAGCACACTCTGGCTTCATTGCAATCGATATCGACAACATCGAGAACCCTGAAGAGACCAAGAAGCTAATCGCAGCCGATGCCTACATCTATGCCGCATTCACATCCATCAGCGGACACGGCCTTTGCCTGATCATCCGCATCGATGGCACACGCCATCTCGATGCTTTCAACGGCATCGCTTCCTATCTCTACAATGAGTACCAGCTCATCGTGGACCAATCCGGCAAAAACGTCTCCAGAGCGCGCTTCATATCCTACGACCCTTGGATAATTATCAACACCAAGGCTGTGCTATTCAAGAAGTATCTACCCAAAAAGAAGGAGCAGAAGCTTGCAAGAGTTGCGGTTATAAAGACCGACTTCGATGCCATGATTGCAGCGATGGACCGCAAAGGACTCAACCTCTGCGAAGATTATTCCGACTGGATCCAAATCGCTTATGCACTTGTGTCTGAATTTGGCGAAGGTGGTCGTGACTACTTTCACACATTGTCCTCACACTCATCAAAGTACAACTCCGATGACTGCAATGCGCAGTACACAGCATGCTTGAAGAACCACAGCGAATCCAAAGGCAAAAGGTCAACCATTGCCACCCTATACTACCACGCCAAGAAGAACGGCATCGAGACCTATTCCGAGCAAAGCAAGGCCATTCTCAGGGCCGCAAGCTCGCAGCGTGCCGCTGGACTTTCGCCTGAAGCCATCGTGCGAAGCCTCGAAGTTTCAGGCATCAGCCCAGAGGAAAGCACGAAAGTTGTCAATGAGATAGTAGCAAAGGATATTAAATTCAAATCGGAGAACGTAAGTGCTGATATTGCGGCATTTATAAACACTTACGACCTCAAAAAAAATGTAGTTACTCGCAAGATTGAACTCAACGGAAGGGCCATCGATGACAGTGATCTCAACTCGATATTCTTGGATTCAAAAGCAATCTTTAAGGAATCAACAAAAGACCTTGTCACCGCGATAATTTTCTCAAATCGCATTCAGACATACAACCCGTTGCATGAATTCTTTGAAGAAGAACTGCATACCGATGACCTTTGCCCAAACCTAACGCACCTGCTCAACAGCGTTGTGACTGACACGCCAAACGCGCACAAGTGGATCACCAAGTGGCTTATCTCTGCCGTGGCATCAGCCTATGGAAATCACTCGCCTCTGGTGCTTATCTTTTGCGGTCAAAAGCAAGGCACCGGAAAGACGCATTGGTTCCGCTATCTTCTGCCAAAGCGATTGCGCTACCTCTACGCCGAGTCGAAGATGGATGGCGGCAAAGATGACGAAATCCTGATGTGCCTCAAGTGGTTCATCATGGATGACGAGTACGGTGGTAAGTCCAAGAAGGAAGAGAAGCGGCTCAAGGAACTAACATCGAAGGAATTCATAAACGTGCGCGAGCCATACGGCCGCGTGTCTATGGACCTCAGAAGGCTTGCCGTGTTCTGCGGAACATCGAACGAAACGCAGATACTCAACGATCCAACTGGTAACCGCAGGCAGCTACCCATCAACATTATTGACATCAACAAAGATGAGTACAACAAGTGCGACAAGGAAGGCTTATGGCGTGAGCTCTATGCCATGTACATCAACAATTGGGATTACACCGTGCTGCATGAAGATATACAAGAGCTGAATGAATCGACCAATACCTTCAAGCACTCAACACCTGAAGAGGACTTGATACACAAGAAGCTTCAGCCTGGCAATTCTTCATCCTATGGCGAGTGGATGTCGCTCACTGACATTCAGCAATATCTGATGATTGAAACCAAGTTCAACTACCTCAACATCCAGCGCATTGGCTCGATACTTAGCAGCCTTGGCTTTGAGAAAGATCGCAGGTCAAGAGGCAGCTCGAAGGTGACAATGTACTTTGTAACCAAGAATCCCATGTAATCGGACAACCTTGGACAACTTACTAAAAAGCAAGTTGTCCGCTCGAAAGCCCATATTTAACAACTCTTTCAGCCATATCGGACAACTTACAGCTTACTTTTTATACCTTAACAATATATATATGCACACACACACACACACACACACACACACATTATATACTAACAGCGTTGTTTTTTGCACCAAGTTGTCCGATTCGCTGAATTGCTTGGCATCATTGGGATTGAAGGATGTTTTTTGTAATTTTAAGGCATGTCCAAATTTGTAAGTTGTCCTGTCCATGAGCGAAGTAAAAACACAATCGAAGGCATTCACAAACCTATGGAATGCGCGTCCTGACTTGCGAGGAAGGATATTTGCCATCAATAACAACAGCCCAAACGGAATCAAGGGCGCAATGAACAAAGCTATGGGTGTTGTGCCTGGAGTGGCCGACATGTGCTTCCTAAGACCTGAAGGCAGAACTTGTTGGATCGAATGGAAGACAGAGACTGGCAGGCAGTCGGAGGACCAGAAGCGATTCCAAAAGCTTTGCCTATCGCTTGGCCATGATTATGTGATCGTAAGATCGGAAGAGGAATTCTTGAAGGTTATCAATCATGACTAATTACGAAAAAATCATTCACTACATGACCGAGAAGCTTCCAGACGAAGCAACGCTTGTGAATGGGCCGACAACTTACACCTCAACCACAAGAGCTCACCAAGCACTTGCGAGATACCTTATGGCCACGAATAAGCATGCACCTGTGCATCGGACTTATATGCTCAAGGCATTCAATTGGCTTGTGCTTCTGAAAAAAAAGAACATTCAATTGCATAACACAATCAAATAATAAATACATTTGCACAGATGGAACAGCAAAAAAAAGGCAGAGGAGGCAAGCGCATAGGCGCAGGCCGCACTCATAAGTATGGCGAGCCGACCATAAACATCACATTCAGAGTGCCGATTTCAAGCAAGGAAGCAATAAGAAAACTTGTGAACGGTTATCTTGACAGCCTTGTGACTCCAAAAAAGATTCATGAACCTGAAGGCGGTTGTTAAACTTTGGCACGATAAATGCATTACACATTCAAAACATACACAACATGATGACACTTGAAGAAATTAACCAAATCTCAGAAAGGCTCCTAAGAGAGTTTGAATTTTTGAAATCAAACAACAATGATGAAGATGAAGAGCATGATGAATGCTACGAAAAGGATTCCATTGACTTAGATTGCGAACGCTATCATGCCAAGAAAGATGACGGATTTTAATTCTATGCAGACAACGCGCCGGCTCAGAGCTGGCGTGTTTGTCGATTCGAAGTACATGCAAGACCATTGCTTCTTTGGATACCTAACACATCCAGGCCTTGAGTATGACATCGCCATCGCCATCAATATCGATGAGATCCACAAGTTCTCGAAGATCAATAAGCTTGTCCTTGATAAGCATGCCGGAATCGATTACAGGTTTGGAGTCCTGATATCCACTGAAGACAAGAACGGCGTTGAGGGCTTTACTTTCAAAGCATTCATTGAAGGCAAGCTTCACGACATGTTCATTTATCACTCGCAGTATAAAGAGATTGTCTTCAGAGGCCATGCGGTAAACATCGACCACGAAGGCGAGATATTTGAAAGATTACTAAATATTAACTAATTTTGTAGTATGCCACTATTCCAAGGCGATAGCCAAACCGTCATCAGCATGAACATCCGCAAGCTAATTGGCGAAGGATATTCACCTCAGCAAGCTGCTGCAATCGCACTGGCAGAGGCTGAGAAATACAGATCAAAGCGCGCAAAGTAAACAACGACAAAACAGCGATGCCAAAGCCGGAAAACATAGAGCCGCATAAGTTCAAGAAAGGGCAGACAGGCAACCCTAATGGGAGACCGCGTAAGCTGCCAGAACTCAGCAAGCTAATGGCTGACATCTTAGGTGATGAGAAGAACGGATTGAGCACAGCGGAGCGCATCCTTAAGGCGATTGAGGCCAAGGCATTGCGTGGCGATATCAAGGCGGCAGAGATGTTGCTCGATCGCGGCTACGGCAAGCCGAAGCAAACGACCGACACCAACATCACAAGCACTGAGCCCTTGGTGATCATTCGCACGGAGCCAAAGAGTGAATGAGCTACCGGCTAACCGAAACACAAACGATTGCATTTGACCAGGCGATAAGCGGCGAGAAGCGCGTGATCGTTTTCGGGGGCGCGATTCGAGGCGGCAAAACGTACTGGCTTTTGCTTACCATCAGTCATCTGGCATTGCACTATGCAGGCAGCCGCTGGGTGATTATCCGCAAGAGCCTGCCGGATCTTAAGCGCACAACCTTTCCAAGCTTCACGGGATTGCTTAGTGATGGGCTGAATGCCCACATCAGAAGCTGGAACAGGGATACGAATGTGGTGACATTCAACAACGGCAGCGAGCTGATCTTCATGGCTGAGAGCTTTGACGAAGACAAGGACCTCAACCGCTTTCGCGGCTTGGAGATCAATGGTGCCGGATTGGATGAGGTGAACGAGCTGCAAGAGCCTACCTTCTACAAGGTGCAGGAGCGCATCGGCAGTTGGAACAAGGCGCATGGCAAGCCTCCGATTGTTTGCTTGGCCACTTGCAACCCAGCCAACAACTGGGTGAAGTCAATCATCTACGAGCGGTACAAGGATGGCACGCTGCCAGACCGCTGGAGCTTCATACCTTCCAAGATCACTGACAACCCATACATCCCTGCCGAGTACCTGGAGTCACTTCGCGAGCTTCCGCCTGTGCAGTACGCACGATTCGTGGAGGGCGATTGGGATGTCATGGATGACGTGGCCAATCCGTTCCTGTATGAGTGGGCTGATGAGAAGCACATCGATGACAGCGTGCAGCTGAACAGCAACATGCCGGTGCACATCAGCGTTGACTTCAACATCAATCCGCTTTGTGCCTTGGTCATCCAGCACGTTGGCAGGGGCGCAGTGATTGTGGACGAGATCAAAATCGAGAAGGGCAGCGTGGATGCGTTCTGCGATGCGGTGCTTGCCTTGGGCGTTCCGATGGGCCTCATCAGGATCACTGGCGATGCGATGGGCAAGGGAGGCACGGTGCAGCAGCGTGACAACTCAAGTGCGTACACGCAGATCAAGCGAAGGCTTGGCATGAGCGACAGCCAGTTCTTGATTCCAGCCAATCCAACGCACTACAACAGCCGCATCGATTGCAATGCTGCGCTGCGCAAGCTCGACATCAGGGCCAACAGCAAGCGGTGCAAGGGCTTCGTGTTCGATGCGAAGCAAGTGCAGTGCGATGCCAATGGCAGCATCATCAAGAGCAACAGAAAAAACTTGAGCGAGCGTGCTGACTTTCTCGATTGTTTCCGTTACTTTGTAAACGCAATTCTAAAGCGATACTTATGAGCGTTTGTTCTCCTTGCTTCGATTCCGGCATCAGCGTGGCAGCTTGCAATGCTGGCATTAGCTTTGGCGTTGTCTCACCAGAGACTGAGTACAGTGTGACCATAACGCACAATGCAACCAAGAAGGTGCAGAGCTTTGTGGCCGAGTCGGATGTCGATGGCATCTTGACAATCATTGGCGCAAAGATTGACGCATTGCAGGGCTACACCATCGCCTTGAAGAATTGCGAGAAGTTCACCATCTGCGAGGTTGAGTACGACTGCATATCTTTCAGCGTTGTGAATACTGATGAGGAACCCGAAGTCATAAACCTACTCGAATGCGTAAGCTGCTAAACAAGATTAAGAGCATCGCACACGGCTGGGCGTTGTGGGCGTTTGACACGAAGGAAAGCAGAGAGGTGGCGAAGCCTCGCATGGCCATCTGCAAGGAGTGTCCATACCGAATCAAGCTGACCGATACTTGCCGCGAGTGCGGATGCTTCCTACCAGCTAAGACCAGAGTTGTTGATGAGTCGTGCCCTTTGCTACGTTGGTGACATGCTTACAGGCTTCATCTTGCTCGATATCTTAAAGGCAACTGATGAGGTTGATGAGCTGCTCAACAAGGATGACGAGTGGATGGATGGCATCATCAGCACATCAGACATCAGCCTGATTTATGAAGATACGGAAAGCAAGAACTGCGTGATCATGTTGATGAGTAGCGAAAGGGAAATAACAGTAAAGCAATCACTGGATGAAATTATTCAAAAGATTAAACGAGCAACTGCGATCACGTTTATCACGCAGTAAAAAAACCACTTACAACTTAGTTGAGGTATTTAAGCACGGCGGCCATAGGTACTACCGCTTCCCCAAGGAATTGAATATGCCCCTTGAAAGATTTGCCATGAGCATGACACTGCTGGAGCGATTGAGCTCTGGACTATCAGGCAGCGAGATGGACAAGATTCTCAATGAGATGGAGAAGGCACTTGCTGCCGGACTATCCAATCCAAAGACAGCGGCATTGATGGGCGCATACATTCATGTAATCCGCGAAAGGCAGAACACAGTAATCCATCGAGATCTGCTGCTGAACATCGCAGCGACTTGGATCATCCGCGAAGATGAGAATCCGGCTGTGGTGAATCCCGATGTGCATCAGCAGAAGCTAACCTTATTTGAAGAGTTGAGCAAGGGGGCGGCTCACGATTTTTTTTACAGCTTGGGTATCGAGCCGCTGATGCCCTTATTCAATATTTCAGCGAACGAATTTCAAACGCTCTGGGAGTACAACACGGTCGAACTTCGCAAGCTCAACGAGGCGTTACGCCAGCTGAGTTCTCACCGCAAAGCAGGGCTAAGAGAACAGCCGACCGCTTCCGCGAGCAAGTGATGGCATTGGCTGGTGGCTCAATCTCTGAGTTCAATGAGTTAATGAGTTCCGATGTTTCAACTTATTTGCTTAAATTTGAGGCAGCAATAAAGGCTCAAAATGGCAGCAGCAAAGGTTGAGATTATCTATGAAGCCGAGGCAACCAGCCTGAAGGCAACAGTCAACGAAGTAAACAAGGCGAACAGCGAAGTTGTAAAAGATGCGCAAGTATCTGCGCAGAAGGTAAGTGACAGCTTCAAAGAGGCTGGCAATAACATTGCCAATGCTTTCGCAAATCAGAAGATTAAGACCGGCCTTGATAACCTAAACAAAGAAATTAAGCAGACTTCATCTGTTGTAATTAAGTCAGCGCAAGATGTATCTAAGTTTGAAGATAGGCTTCGTGAATTATCTGTCGCAGGCCAGCGCAACACAGACGAGTTCAAAGACATTGCGAAGGCAGTCGGAGAATACAAGTCGGCCATCATTGCCGCAGACCGTGCTGTTGAATTATACGCCAAGTCTACCGATGCAGCTACTGGGCGAATAGGGGAGCTTGAAGATAAGCTATACGACTTAGCACTTGCTGGCCAAACCAATACTAAAGAATTCAAGGATATTGTTCGTGAAGTTGCTAATGTAAAAAGAGCAATTCAAGAAACTGATGCGCAGGTCGATGCGCTTGCTCAACGTGGTGCAAGATTCAAGGGATTTGTGCAGAATGTCGAACTTGTTGGCAGTGCATTCCAAGCTTTGGAAGGTGCTCAGGCATTGATTGGTCAAGAGAATGAAGATCTTCAGAAAACGCTTGTGAGGCTTCAGGCAATCACAGCAATCACATCAGGGATTGAACAAGCCAGAGTCTTGATACTTGAGCAGCTTGCAGCTAAGACTGGGGTTGCTGGTGCAGCTCAATCTGCTTACAATGTTATCGTTGGTACATCCACTGGATTGCTTAAGGGCTTAAGGATTGCACTTGCTGCCACAGGAATCGGTTTATTTGTCTTTGGTCTTATCGCCTTAGTTGAGAACTTCGAAAAGGTGAAGAAAGCCCTGGAGAATTCGATACCGGGATTCAAGACAGTAAGCAATGCCATTGGTGATGTTGTGGATAAAATCAAGGAATGGGTAGGTGCTTCTGGCGACGCAGAGCGTGCTGGTGCTGCATTTGATGCAGCATCAAAGAAGCAGAATGCTGCTACTAAAGCAATAGTAGATGGGTACGAAAGACGCATCGCAGTTGAACAAGCAGCTGGAAGAAATACAACAGCACTTGAGATTGAACGTGAGGAGGCTGTAATTGCTGCAAACAAGAAGATTCTTAAAGACTATCAGCTGGCATCAACTGAAATAATAAAATTAAATCAAGAACAAAAACAAGCAGCAATCGACACAGCTCAAGCAGCTAAAGAGGCAGTTGAGGAATCTGAGAACAATATAAAAGTAATCAGAGCAACCGCTGCTAAGGAAGCAGCTGACAAAGCAAAAGAAGAAGCAGAGAATATTGCTAAGGCCCAAAAGGAAACATTCACAAACTTGCTCAATGAAACCGCTCAATTGCAAAAGGATTTTGATAAGCAACAGGCAGATGAGCGCAAGAAGAATGAGGCGAAGTTGCAGCTTGAATTGACTGACCTTGCCGATACATCTTTGCAGACCCAGTTCGATACTCGCATCGCATTCTTGCAAAGGCTGGAGATTGAGGAAGGCACATCACTTGACAGAAGGATTGAGATCATCAACCTTGAAGCCAAGAAGCGGCAAGATGCAATTCGCAACAATGTTGCTGATACCAAGTTGGCCAATGAGCAGATTGCATTGGATGAGGCCAAGACACAGCAGCAGATCACAGAGGAGCGAAAGAAGTCAACTGAGAAAGCAATCGACAATGCATTCGCGGTTGCCAATGCTGTTGCCGATACATTGGGCAGCATCATTAGTTTGCAAGGCGAGCAATCGGCATTGCGGATTGAAGAGATTGATGCAGAAAGCCAAAAGCAAGTCGAGGCGATTGAAAGGTCAACAGAGACAGAGATAAACAAGCAGAGACAACTTGACGCACTTCGATTAAGGACTCAGCAAAAGATTGCACAAGAGAAAGCAAGACAGGCCCAATCTGAAAAGATATTCGCAATCTTTACTGCTGTGATCAACACGGCTGCTGAGGTGACAAAGAACATTGCCAATCCTGTGCTTGCTGCCATCACTGCCGCTGCCGGTCTTGCACAGATTGCCATCATATCTGCACAGCCAGTGCCAAAGTTCAAGAAGGGTGGTCCGGTAGGAGGTAGAAGCCATGAGGCTGGAGGGACATTGATCGAGGCAGAGAAAGGCGAGTATGTTGTAAACAAGAGCTCAGTGTCTCAGCATCGTAAGGCATTGGATGCGATGAACACATCGAGTGCTGCATTCAAGAAGTTCATTGATGAAAAGTATGTACGCCCTGCCATCGCTGGCTATGCCATGAACAGCAAGCGCGATGGCATCACCGTGAATGCATCGCTCAACAGCAAGAGCATGGAGCGGAAGTTAGACAAGCTGAACAAGACAATGGCAGGCAAGCAAATGATCGTAAACATTAACGGCAGCGATTCCCGATACTCATGGCAGCAGAATTAAGATTCTTGATTGATGGCATCGACAGAGGCCAGCCATTGAATCCTGAGGACTTTGGCATCACGATAAATGAAGACGACAGCATCGGAGCTCGCATAGTTTCCTACGATGCAGAACTAATCTTTGGGGGCGATGTCTTCACCTACCTATACAGCAAGCTCGCAAGTTCGGGCTACTGCGAACTGGTGAAAGTGAATGTGCAATACTTGTGTGCCTCTGGTAGCTGGCTCGGCTTGGTCAATGGGTACATCATTGCAACCGAATCGGCATTCCTGTTGGACCGCTGCGAGGTTAAGACCAAGATCTATGATGAAAGCTTCAGCACCAAGATCAACAACAACAAGGCGATTCCATTCTCGATGGATCTCACAACGTCAAAGAATGGCGCAGCAATAACACCTCCGACAAAGGTTGCGATTTATGTTTTCAATCCGAATGTAAACTACTATACTGACCCGGCTTATGGCTACACGGTCTATGATGTATTCAAGCACTTAGTTGCTTGCATGAGCGATGGGCTGATTGACTTTGATTCGAACTACTTTGCAGCAACTTATCCGCAAAGCGATGTGCTGTTCTACACCAGCGGTGAGTCATTAAGGATCAAGCAAGATGTTGAGGTGATTGCCTCGTTCGAAAATCTTTACAATGCGTTAAGGCTGAAGTTGAACCTTGGCCTTGGCATCGAGAATCAAGGCAATGGCAGACCATTGCTGCGCATCGAGCCAATTGCATACTTCCAGCAATCGGTTGCTTCTGCAACCTTGATTGATCAGCCAGACATCGAAATGAAATTCGACACGAAGCGGCTTTATCAAGCGGCTCAGTTTGGCAATGACTTGGTGCTGGAGGCTGGCCAATGCGATAATGGCGACACACCTTGCGAGTTTGTGCAAACGCCATTCAGAGGCTTCAGGGATGAGAAGTTCGGCTTCATTGGTGAATGCAACACAAGCAACATCTTGCAGCTCAAGACATCGGAGATTGTCTTTGATACCAATGTGATTCAGGATGTTGTTGTATTCAACAACACTGGATATGATACCAATGGCGTTGTGCTCATGACAAATTGGACAGGGACGTTTGGTGCTGGAACTACAAGAGCTCGCCAGTTCGATCCTTATGGCATCGGCAATCAGATTTACAATGGGCCGTTCACCAATGAGTTCGTTTCTGCCAATTGGCTGAGTGGTTTCCCGAACAGCCTTGAGTCATTCCTTCAGCCATTCAATCCGGCAACAACTGTCTTCTTAGCAAGGGCAACAGTTGACACGCAGTGCTGGAATGTCGATGATGACCAGTTTTATTCTTATGCGACTGCCACTGCAACCTTCTTGAATTATCCAAATGAGATCACTGATGCCGGCAACAACTTCAGCGGCACTACTTATGTGGTGCCATTCACAGGCATCTACACATTCAATGCGAAGATCCAGCTTGATGGCTTGACACTTGTTACAGGCAACAAGATTGGCTTTGCAAGTATTAAGCATTATGATGCAGCGGATGCAGAGATACAGACTATCGATGGGCCGCAGATCACATCGCTTGCAATTAACTTCAGTGAGCTGACTGTTACTGCATCGATTGTATGCAATGCCGGTGACTTGGTGCGCACGGATGCATCTGTGAAGATTGTCACTCCTGGGCCCATTGCAAGTCAGTGTGTATTGTTCCAATGGACTGACATTCCAAGCGGCACGGTTTATCGCACTGAGTTCTCAGGCTCTGGCCTTCCGCTTGCGCCAACTACATTGGAGCCAGTTGACATCAACGATGTGCAAGCCTACTTGTATAAGTTCAACAGGCCGCTCACGATGGCAGAGATAAACGCCATCACAAGCGAGACATCGAAGCCAATCCTGTTGGGTCGGCAAGATGATATTCTTGCGGTTTCTCCGACCTACATTAAAGCAATTAACATTGAATCAGTGATGCGCAAGAATGCGCAATTCGAACTAAGATCCAACAAGCTACTGCCATGAGTTATACATCTCTACCTTATCAACCGATAATCTTCAACTCAACTTTGCCTGAAGGCTGCGAAGGCTGTGGCTCGGAGTATTCGCAGTTGGTGGATTTTAACGACCAACTATTCTGGCAGCTCGAGGCTGGGCAGTGTGGCGTGGTTGAGTTTTTTGACGAGACATTGGTCGCACCTTGGACACAGGATGGCAGCACCATCACAGGCGGTGGCACAAGCACAGGCGGCTACATTGCAAGCTACTTGCGGTATGATGTGGTGGCTAACTTTATCGTGACCATAACTGTGAGCGATATCGTTGGCGATTTAAGGGTAACAATCAACGGAGGATCGTTCCTTGATGTATCAACACAAGGCACGCATACGCTATACTTAACGACATCAGATTTAACAACCAATGCGATACTCATTGCCTTTAGCAATGGAACACAGCCATTCGATGGCTCATTTGTTATTGACAGCGTGGTGCCGGTTCCCAATGGTGGCTTGTTCGCTGGCATTGTGGATGCGCAGACTTTGGCAATTGTTGAGCGGCTTGATCCAGTAATCACAACAAGTCAGCAATACTTGACTGCTGCCATCGACATGGCAGATGTGGATATCGAGGCAGGCTGCTATCGTTTAGCGATTGCGGATTACTGCACCAACACTTGCGCCCAATACTTCATATTCAATCCATACTTCAACAGCCCTCCAACAGGAGATCCAATTGGATGGTTCTCGCAGCCAGTAACTGGAACCGATGACTGGAACATCGGGCTTGGTGAAGCGCAAATCGATTTGACGGTTGTAGCAAATGCAACAAGTTTGGTTTCAGCAACAGAGCTGTGCGAAGACACGGATTACTATGTCGAGATTGAAGTCGAATCGATAAGCACTGCACGGCTTCGCTTGCAAGTAGATGGCCTTAATTATGGCACCATAATCAATGCGGCAGGCACTTACAACTTCACAATCACAGTGACAAGCACAGGCCCATTAAGCTTGCTCGGCTCTCAGTTCGGAGTTGGAGATGGCGAGATCACAGTCAAGCGTGTAACTGTGCGAGCTGACAAGAACTGGGCAAGCTATGACCTATACAGCGACCTAATCAAGATTGGCGATTACTCGGACAATTGCAAGTTCTTCAAGCTCGAAGGCTGCAATGCAGAGAATCAATTCGGCCTTGCATTCAATGGCACATCGTTCTTGCCAGGCATCCGATTGGAGGGCCGCAGATTCCGCGCTCAGTACAATTCGGATGTAGACTTGTTCAGATATGCAAGCGGCAAGGCGGTGACATCCTATGCGGATATTCGCAAGCGTGTGTCTTTCTTCTTTGGCCAATTGCCTGAGTATGTATTTGACTTCCTTTCGATCATCACCTACTTTGATAACTTATATGTCAATGGCGAGCTTTATTCGCCTGCTGAAGCAGACTTCCCAGACATCGAGTACAACGATGGTAATGACCTTGGCTCGATTACCATCGACTTGTATAAGAAGAACGAGAAGGTGCGTAAGACTGTCTGTACGGCAGCGGATGCCAATTGCCTACCTTCGATATTGGATTTGGGAGACGAGCCTTTTATATTGGCTCAGGATGAAGATCGCTTGCTAACTCAGAACAACATCAATTTGTATCAAGAATAAATTCGTATATTTGCACAGATCATCATAGAGACGTAGGACTTAGTGAGCCATCCTATTCAACTGGCATCACACCAACAAATTAAATCTCTATACTATGGCTTGTGTAAGCTACTGCGACTCTTCGCTACTTGATCACAACTTAGTAACCTGCAACGAATACAAGCTCGGTGGTGTTTCTGCGATTATCGTTGGAGCCTGCGGCACAGAATTGGTTGACCCTTCAGATGATGTGGCACTCCAAGCATTATTAACTGCTGGAACTGCTAAACTTATTGAAGACATCCGATTCGCTTTGCCTGCTGGTTCTCCGGTAATTGTTGATAGCCCAATCGGCTGTGGTACTCCAATTCGTATCAACGAAGACCGTACTGCAACCCTTTATGATGCAAACGTGACTGATGAGAATAACTTGTTTTGGAATGATGTTAATAACCGCCGCATTGGATGGGTACTCGCGTACATGTGCGATAGCGGTAAGGTGATCTACATCGATCCACCACAAGGATTGAGCACATCAGCACAGTTCATCTTGCCTGAGCAGAACAACGAATTGCAGCGTTACGAAGTGACTTTCTCATGGCGTGACAAGAATATTCCTGAACAATACGATGCCCCTGCTGGGATCTTTGGATAATGGATATTCAACCAACAAATCAGAGTGACAAGCACGCCTCATCAGGGGTTGTGCTTGTTGCTTTTGGTAAGCCTCAGTATTACTGGGCTGCTTACAATCTTGCTTACTCGATTAAGAGATTCAATAAGCAGTTGCAGATTGCATTGATTTGCGACAGCCAAGAAAGAGCTACCTATTATTGTCATGACCTGACAAATGTCATCGATGTATATGTTGAGCTTCCAGAGCAGCACATCTACACGAACAAGAAACTTGATCCAGGCAAGGCAAAAGTTTTGCTTTACGATTACTTGCCATACCAAAACAACTTATATCTCGATGTCGATGCTGTATGCCTAAAAGACTTGCAGCCATTGATTGACCAGCTAATCGAGAATGATGCTGAGTATGCCACTCATGTAGTTGGCGAGCACACCATTGACAAAGGCAGAGACTTCAAGCAGATGCAATGGGCTTGGGCTGATCAACTATGGCAGCATTTTGGACTGGTGAAATCCGACAAGATATATGCAATAAACAGCTCGATTCAATTCATTCAGAAGTGCGAAAAGGCAGAAGCTATTTATCGAATGGCTGCTGATATGTACATCAACAATCCGATGCCATTGAACAAGCTGCGCATGAAGTGGGGTGGAGGGCAACCTGATGAGCTTTACTTCAACGTGTCATTTGGAAAGAATAAATTCAAGCCTTACGAAGTTAATGCCATCTGCTTTCAGATGAATCGTGAATTTACCTTTTCGCAAATCGAAGAGCAGTTCTACCTCATGAGCTACTATGGAGGCAAAGGATTCACACCAACATTCTACACGGATTGGCTGGATCGAAAACTAAAAGCATGGATGCAAGAGGAAGGCATTCAGCACAAATACTTCATTCACAGAATAACCGACCATAAGCATGCAGACCCTAAGCGATAAGCCAAAAAGAGGCAGACCTAAAAAAGAAAAAGAAATTGTGACAACAGCAACATTCAATGAAGTAGCACGTCACGGATGGAATAGTGAGCCTGATGTCTGTCAATTTATTGGCTCACTTATCAAGATGACACAAGCCAAGACAGTGCTTGAGGTCGGAGTATTCGAAGGCGAGACAGCAATGAAGATGATTGAGGCACTGCCAATTGGAGGCTACTATGCAGGCATTGACATCAACGATTATATTAAGCATGACCTTGCAAGAAACGGTGTTGCTGTTGACTTTATCCTTGGCGAATCTATTCAGAAGATTAAGCAGATGCCAGCAAAGCATTTTGATTTTATCTTCATTGATGGAGATCACTCCTGGGAGAATATCCTTCCAGAGTTCAAAGAGGTTGAGCGAGTGATTGCCCAAGGTGGAATCATTGCATATCATGATACAATCCACATTCCTGATGTTAACAAGCTAATGGAATATGTTTCGCATTACAAGTACCATGTAATCACATTAAACACATCCGAAGGCCGTGGGCTTTCAATACTTCAAGCACTATGAAAGCACTAAACTTTTGCCGCACTAAGTCTTGCGGCTCGCACATCATAAACCAACCAACCACTAAAGCAACTGCGTAATGGCACTTACTACTGATGAGATTGACAAGATTGTAAACAAGTTCGCTTATCTGCACAAGGGATGGGAGAATGCGGCCACTAAGAGCCCGATCAATCCCATCACAAAGGAGCGCACTGGTGTTACACAATATCCAGAATACTGGCCGGGCTATAACTATGCCGCTAAGATGTATGACAGCATCTTGCCGCATACCCGGCCAGACATTTACCCTGCACATCTTCTCAGCGTGCGAGCTCCAAATCAAACCGATGCACAGGCTGAATACATCCGAGCCAACTACAAGCCCACAACACTCAGCGTGTTTGAGGACTTCAAGGCTACGATTAGCCGTGCGTTCGCCGATCAGAATTGGAGCATTCGATACAGCCAAGAGCTCGAGCCAATCTTTGGGCAAGATACTTTCCAGCGTTTTGTTAACGAAGAGATTGCAAAGTTCGGATCGCTTGAGATGTTCATCAAGACAATGGTTCCGACATTGAAGCTGATTGATCCCAATGGCATCATTGCAATCGAGCCTGATGACATCGACACAGTGATGGATGAGGAAGGCGAGGAGATTGTCTCTAATGAGCTGATTCGCCCGATGCCGGAATACTATTCTTGCAAGAGCATAGTTGGTCAGCAATTTGGCGAGTATTACATGGTCATTACTGATGACAGAACGGAAGTAAAGGTCGCAAGCAAGACTGAAAAGAGTGGCCTTGTGTTGGAGATTTATGACAACATGAACATCTGGAAAGTTTACCAGGTAGGTAAGAAGTCAGACATGACCTTCAGCGAGCCAGTGCTTTACTTTGCACACAACCTTGGCTATGTGCCATGCCACAAGCTTGAAGGCATGCCGCAGCTTGTAGGTGGTCACATTGCATTTCAATCGCCATTCATCACAGCGGTGCCATTGCTCGATCAGGTTATCCTCGATGAGTCATACTTGCAAATTAGCAAAGCCACAAGTGCCTTCCCTTTCATGGTGGCCCTTGGTGAAATTTGCGAGTTCGTGGATCGTGAAGGCAACAAGTGCCAGGACGGCCAAATCTTTGATCCAATCAATGGCGGTTACAGGACTTGCGGTTCATGTAACGGGTCCGGAGTGAAGTCAAGATTTTCGCCTACTGGCATGCTTTTGATTAAGCCAAAGACATCCTTGAGCGAAGGAGACAGTTCGCTAAACGGTGAATACTTAAAGTTCGTTTCACCTCCAATGGATACATTGACATTCTTGCGAGGGGAAATTGAGCAGCAGATGTCTAAGGCAAGACGAATATTGCATTTGCCTTCATCAGACGAAGCCGGAACTATTGGCGAGGCATCGACTGCAACAGGATCATTGAACAAGGTGCGTGCGCTCTATGCATTCATTAAGCCTATCTCTGACCAGATATTCAACTTGTATGAGTTCTGCTTGGTGACAATGGGCAAGATGCGATATGGCGAAAACTTTGGAGGGGTGAACTTGGTTTATCCAACAAGCTTCGACATCAGCACGCCATCGGATTACTTGTCAATCATTAGCGAAGGCGTGAAGGCTGGTGTGCCTCCATCGATTACATTCAGCAATGTTTACAACTACATTCGTGCGATACACTACACGGATGAGGAAACCTCAGCAGTTTACGATCTTATAATCAATGCCGATGAGTTGCTCCTGATGAGCAGCGCAGACATCGTTGCAAGGATTGCAAATGGCACGGTTGAGCGTTATCAAGATGTGATTCACCACAGTGCACCTCAGCTCATCATGGAATTGATTCGCAACTTCATACCTACTGAAGATGCGCAAAGATTCATCGACCTTCCAATGGGCGAGCAAGTGGCAGCACTTAACCGATTGGCATCCGAGCGTGTGGCAGTTAAGTTGGACCCGATACAACAAGCACAACAGGACCTACTGAATGGCATCATTTGATTCCTTAGTCCGCGATAAGATTAGGCTATTCGAGGAAGTTCCCAAGCGACTCGAGACGGCAGCAATTAAAACTCAGGCAGAGGCATGGCGCAAGATCAAGCCTTTGCTTGAAGATATGGATGTGTCTGCTGATGGAAACATCGAGCAGACAGAAGACAACATTAGGCGCATCGGATTGATATCAGACGAGCTCAAGAAGGTGCTTGCAGGCAGTGACTATCGCCAAGCCGTGAAGGACTTTTTGGATGCCATCGATAAGGGCGTTGTGCTGACCAATGACATTGCAAGAACATTCGAGGAAAGCTTTGAGCCGAATGAGGTGCAGAAGCAATTGCTCCAGATATCCAAGCAGAATGCAATCAATGCATTCTTTGGAAGCGGACTCGATCAGCGATTCACTCAGCCATTCCTTGAGCAGCTCACAACCAATATCGCAGCAAGGGCACCACTAAGAGAGGCAGTCAATGCATTGGAGGGATTGGTAACCGGCACAGAAGCCAATGATGGAAGGCTGCTTGCCAATATCAAAACCACAGCAACCACAGCCCAAGCCGTTGCAGATAGAAGCTATTCGGCAGCGGTGAATGATGAGCTTGGCTTGGAGTGGTTCGAATACCTTGGCGGTGAGATACCAACTACAAGGCCATTCTGCGAGCACAGGGAAGGCGGCATTTATCACAGGGGCGAGATTGAAGCATGGGGAGCTGGGAAGAATTCTGCTGGAATAAATGACATCAGGAATGGCACATGGGCTGGGCGCATTGATGGCACAGATAGTAAGTCGATTTTTACATTTGTAGGCGGGTGGAATTGTCGGCACTATCTTGTGCCAGTGCCTGATCGCAAGGTGCCTGAGAGTGTCAAGGCAAGGGCAAGGGCAGAAGGATTTATTGATTAATTAAATTTAATTACCTTTGTTTAATGAGACACCTTATTCTAAGTAGTGGCCGTATCATTCAAGCCTCTGATATGGTGGCCGAGCACCTTCTTAAAAAGAAAGGCGCACGAGAGTTGACATTGCAACCAATTAATACCCCTACAATATATGCCGATCAAACCGGAGGAAGCACTGGAACTGGTGAACTTCCTAAACCTAAACGAAGTAGAAAACCTGGAGGAAGCGAAGGAAAAGTTTCAGGAGAACTGGGTAAACAGCAAGGAGCTAAACGACAAGCTCGGAAAGATTAATGGAACAATTGCTCACGTTGCTAAAAGAGCATTTGAGCCCTTTGGAGTTACGCTCACTGAAGAAGATTTCAAGGACAAGAAGGCACAAGATGTCTTACGCATGGCCTCGGAACGTGCTCGTGATGCTTATGAAAAGCAGCAAGATGAGTGGCAGCAAAGAGCTGACAAGTCTGGAAGCGAAGAGTTAGTCAAAGAGTGGGAGAAAAAGCACAAGAGCCTTGAGAAGAAATTGACTGAGGTTGATACTGCACGCCAAGAAGCGATCAACCAATTCGAGCAATTTAAGAATAAAATGGTTGAGGAGCAGAAGCAAACCAAAATCAGCCATACATTCGAGCGCGAACTTTCATCCATCAAGCTTGATCCTTCAGTAAATGAGTTTACCATCAAAGGCTTCAAGGCAACGATTGGCGAGAAGTATGCAATCGACTTGGAAGATGATGGCAACATCTATGTGAAGGACCGCAACAGCGGTGAGCGATTGAAGAGCAAGGAGAAAGCTGGGTCATTCCTCAACTTGTCTGATGTGCTACTTGCTGAAGCAACTGCTGCCGGTATCATCATGAAAAATCCATCAGCAGGGCAGAGAGTGCCAAGACCAGGTGCGCCAATGATGCCGCAATTGGAAGGGCAGTCTGATAAGAAGATCAAAGGCATCAACCCAAGATTCTTCAGCAAATGACACTTAAAAAAGCAATTGACATTCTTGATCAGCATCATTCTTGGCGGCAAGGATTTCACGATAAGATGGTAACTGCAAACGATCTAACAATTGCAATTGCTATAATTTTGCAAACCTTAAGAGAGCTGAAGTATGCCGATGTATGAGGGTTATAATGTGACTGCATCAGACCGTGCTGACAAGAAGTACAAGGCGGTTGATGAAGATGGCAATGAGATTCACTTTGGTGCATCAGGCTATCGAATCAATCCTGGCACTGATGCAGGCAATAATTACTGCGCAAGAAGCAACGGCATTCCATCGCCAAGGGGCTCGGCCAATTGGTGGGCTCGCCAGCTTTGGAGCTGCGAAGGCAGAAGATCGGTAAGTGAGAAACCTTTTTTTGGTAGAATCGAATTGCCTTAATATATTTGTCAAAGTTTCATACATCGATATGATTTGGGCGAAGGGCTGGCAGGGATGCTGGCCCTTCATGTAGATAGTTGTTTTGTTTCATTGTTCTTTTTTGTCAGAGCCAGCAGCAATGCTGGCTTTTTTTGTTTATCTTTGCGGCTCTATGATGATGTAGTGAGTGCCAACTTATCGGCACAAAGTAGGCGCAACTTTCGGCCTTTTAAACTGAAAGCAATTCCAAACTACATTTTATCATGTCTATATCTCGCATTCTATCGGAGTGTCCTAACGTGCAAATGTCACTTAGCGAACTCTTTATCGAAGTTGGTCAGCGTGAGCAATTGCCTTTCTTAGAGTTTTTGCTTTCACCTGAAAACACTAAACTAATCCGCACTGAGGTTTCTCCAGGAGGTGGAAAATTAAAAACAGTTGAAGCACGTTGGATTCAGCGTTTGCCTGAAACAGAAGTAGAAGAGGGTGGCCACATCCTTACATGTACTTCAACCAACAACTACGGTGACAGCACAACAACTTACACAGTTGATGTAACTGACACTTACATTGCATCACAGTTAATCAATGCTGCTGACATCGCTCGCCATTGCCAAGAAAACTCTCGCTATGTGCTTGAGTCGGTTATGCGTTTGATGGATGTAATCGACCGCAAGGTTGCTTCTGCTGCTGCTGTTCAGGCTGTTGCTGACATCGGAAACTGGGGCACTGAAGTAGAAGGTTACTACACTGTAACTGGTGACTGCTTGCAAATTGCTACTCGCCAGACTGGCGGTCAAGCATTGAATGAGTTCGCACTTGCTGACATCCTTCAAGCAACTCGCATGGCTAACTATCCAGGTGCGCCTGTGGTATTTGGTGGTGCTGAGATGCAGCGTTATGCTAATGCTGTGCAAGCTGGTTGCTGCACGCAGTTCGGCATCGACTTGTTGGCTATCAGCCAGCAGAACGGATTCGGCTTTGCTTACGATTCTCGCGTAGCTGCTGCTCAAGGTTCACAGCTTAAGAACTTGGTGACAACTGCCGGAGCAATCCAGTGGTTATCATTCAACTTGGCTGATTGGAACACAGGCATCACTCCTGTTGCTGGATCAAACTACTCTAAGACTTTGGTGTTCACACCTGCTGGAGTACCAGTTGATTTGACAATGAAGGATGACTGCGGAAACTTGTCAATCGTGTTGACTACAACTGGAAAGATTGTAACTCTTCCGACTGACATCTACGAGTCTTCTGACAAGTATGCTGGTGTTAACTATGTTAACTGTGTTCAGATTGCAAACCCGTAATAGGGTCGGTAGGTTTACTCTCGCAAGCCGATGAGGACTTATTGACCCAGAGCGGATTGGATAATCTAACCACGCAATAAAGAAGGGCGGCTAAATGGCCGCTCTTTTTTTTATCTTTGTAAAAACTAAAAAGATGTGCATTGAATCACTTGTAGGATTAAGAGACTGCGAAGGCTTTGAGCCATCGACTGGGCTCTATATCGATGACCTCGGAATCAACACTACATTCTTGGGCCAGCTAATCACTGACCAATACAACAACGGTGCTGAGTTATTTGCAGACAAGAGAGCCTTTGCATGGCGCAAGCTTTCATCTGATGTGCTGACCAAACTTAGCCCAATGATGAAGAGCGACACTGTGATTGAGGGGCGAAGGATTGGACAAGTTTTGTCCAACTATATGAATATGCAGACTGCACTTGGTGCCGGCAATTATGCAGGCATCAGATTAAAGATTGATCCTAATACCATATCATACCTTAACTTTTACTTAGCGGACATCAACATCGCAATCACATCTGGGAATACCAATGTGCCGATCTTGATTTTCGACATGACAACAGGCAAACTGCTTGAGTCATTCACTTACTTCCAAGGTTCCGTAGACCAGTACCTTGGAAAGACATTCACCTCAGCACGGCGCAAGATGGACATTGCCATCGTGTATGAGTCCACCATGAATGCTGTGAAGTTCACGCCAAAGAAGGGCACTTGCACAAGTTGTGGAGGCGGTCCAAAGGAATCGCACATCTGCCCTTTTGTGGATGCGATTGGCATTGAGCTCACAACAGATGGCACCAATGTGCTCACAAGCAAGTCGAGCAAGTACACCGCTGGCATGAGCATCAACTATTCAGTAAGCTGCGACCGGCAAGGATGGATCTGCTCGATTGGTGGCACGATGGCCTTGTCATTAGCCTATGCCACAGCGGTTGAGATTTACAACTATGCGCTGACAGTAAGCCCGAATCAAAGGGTAAACACAACTGTGATTGTGAATCGTGGGTCTAATAAGACCGAGTTGCAAGAGGGCCTAATGGCAGCAAGAGATATCGCAGCTTCAAGATATGCAGAAGAACTTAGTGCAATGTTGCAGAACATGCGCCTGCCTGATGACACGCACTGCTGGGATTGTAGGCGCAACATGAAGTACGTCACAGCACTTCCATAACATGCCGACACCTGCCGAAATTCAGAAGAATCTTGACGCACTTTATGAGGGCTTTCTAAATGATTTTCAGCCTTTATATGATGCAGTTACGGAACTAAAAAGACTAATGTTTAAGAGGATATTTGGAACTGGATCATCAGGTGGAAGTAATACAGCAGGTGCTAAATTGCCGACCAAGCCATACAGCACAACTCCAATCTATGTATCATCAAAAAGTATTCAAGACGCTCCATCTAAATTCAAGGTTGGCAAAAGAGGCACGCCAATTAAATCTCTTTACTTTCCTAATGGATACAATCAATTAAAAAGACAAACCTCAAGAAATTTGCCTTTAGAGTTAACAGGTAATTTAAAGGGAGCGTTTCAAGATTCTGCTATAATCGCGGAAGGATTAACTTCAGGAATTGCTCTTCCAGAATCTGAGACTGGCAAGGTTAATGGTCTTGAAGCTAAGTACGGGCCAATTTTCTTACCAACAGCTGAAGAGCAAGCTGAATTACTTGAAGATCATGCTCAGCTTTTAGTTGAGCAAATTATAAAAGCAATGAACAAATCATGAATCTACTTTCTACCATACTGGACAGACTCAACCAACGCATTGAAGTCGGCAATATCTTCGATCAGATTTACGGCCTTAGCGAGGCCGTAGGCGAAGGCAATGACAAAGCGTGGGCCTTTTACATTGGCAATGGTCAGGCGATTCCTGTGACCAACTTTGATGCAAAGCAAGGAACTTTGTTCTGGGCCAAGCGTGGCAAGATCACAGTGGCCAAGAATGACTCTTTGAGATTAGCTGGATGCAAGTCTATTTATGAGACACGCTTTAGCATGACCGCTTATGCAATGGTGCGCAAATCGCATTTGCCTTGTGATTCTGCCGATGCACAGGACTGGATTGCATCAAGGGTGCTGAGGTTAATCAGCGGAACGGATCCGCAATTTAAGGCTGCCATTGGTGTCATCGCTTATGAGGTTGTGCCAAGTGGATACCAGAATGAGATCCGGTACTTGCCTGTGAATTATGAGTGGGCCGCTGTTGCAATTGATGTGGATGTGAATGTAAGCACCTCAAGCGAGGACGGCTGCTATGATACTTGCGCAACTGGTGACATCCCTCTGCCAGACTTCGAGCCATGCACGCCATGTCTTACCGAGGTTGCTGTGGATGGTATTACAATTATTGGTAATGGTACGGCAGGGGACCCGTTAATCGCAATTGGTGGCGGTGGGGGTGGCGGTGCTTTAATAGCCTTGCCGTTTACGACCGACCATTTAAGCGCAACGGGTAACGCTTACGCGATTGGTAACATCGTTTGGTATAACGGCAATGTTTATCGCTGCATCGCTGCGAACGATTCAATACTGCCAACTAATACAAGCTACTGGGTTAATCTTGGGGCAGGATTTCCAACTGTTCAACAGCCTTCGAATTGGAATGCTACGAGCGGAAACAATCAGATACTAAACAAGCCAACGATTCCAGCCGCTCAAGTTAATTCCGATTGGAACGCGGTAAGTGGTGTAGCTGAAATATTAAATAAGCCAACGATTCCCGTTTTGCCTGCGACGATTGTAGAGGACGTAACCGCAACCGCGCCCATAAGTTCAAGCGGTGGCACTACGCCCGACATAAGTATAAGTCAAGCCTCGGCGAGTAGCGATGGGTATCTTAGTTCGGCTGATTGGAACACCTTCGACGGCAAGTTCGATGCGCCAACGGGAACAAGCTCGGACTACTTAGATGGCACGGGCGCACCACAGCCATTCCCAACGCTTACAAATGGCACGGTCACATCGGTTGCGGCAACAGTACCTAACCCGACAAACCCAGCATTTAGCGTTGCAGTTCCTAACTCAACTACTACACCAAGCATTGACATAACTGCAAACGGAGTTGTAAGCCAGTACGTTCGTGGCGATGGTTCTTTAGCTAATTTCCCTTTGGGCGGTGGCGGTGGCGCATCGGTTAACTATTACCTCAACGGCTCAGTAAGTCAAGGGACGATTTTAGGAAATCAATATTTCGAAATGAGCCGTGTGCCGATTCTCGGAGCTGGCACAAACTTCACACGCACAAACGCGCAAGGCAATGGCTATATCGCGCAATTCATAACGGATGCAGGCGACCCAAATCTTTTGGCAATCCCTTCAGGCAATTGGAACTTCGAGACCTACTTCAATGCTTCGAGTGGCGGCGGAAATCCGAGCTTTTATATGGAGCTTTACAAGTACGATGGCGCAACCTTTACGCTAATTTCAACAGGGTCTACAAATCCCGAAGCGATTACGGGCGGCACGGTGGTCGATTTGTATGTTAGTGCGCTTGCAGTACCTTCGACAGTATTGGCTGCAACTGATAGGCTCGCAGTACGCATTTTCGTAACTACATCGGGTAGAACAATTACGCTGCATACTGAGGACAACAACCTTTGCCAAATAATCACGACATTTACCACAGGTTTAAACGCATTAAACGGCTTAACTGCTCAAGTGCAAAACTTCGCAACTGGTACAAGTGGCACGGATTTCGGGATTACATCGGCAACTGATACCCACACATTCAACCTACCAACTGCCAGCGCAAGCAACAGAGGCGCATTAAGCAGCGGCGATTGGACTACATTTAACGGCAAGTTTAACACGCCAATAGGCACAACTTCCGAATATGTGCGCGGCGATGGAAC